CCAGCCCGGCACCCCCAGGATGTCCGAGTCGCCTTCGTGCTGGCGCACCTTGCGCGTGGCCGCGACCCCCAAGAGCTCAGAGATAATACGGACCACCTCTCGCTCTCCGCGCTTTCCCTTTTCCCTGCTTGCCTTACCCAAACCTCCACCTCCTTGTGGTGAAAAGGCCCGTCTCGTGGGCCAGCCGGCGAGCGCCCCGGGGGAGGAGAGGTAGGGTGCCGGTCGCTCGCTGCCGTGGTTACCTGCCGCCACTCACGGCTTGGCGGGAGGAGGGTGTGATGGCTGTTTCCGTCAATTCGACGACCCGGGACTTACGACAGAGCTCACGTTCTGTCAATCCAGCGGCGGCCCAGGATCACCCTTTGATGATAGCTTCGACCTGAGCATACAGCTCTGGCCTGGTCTCTCGCATACAGATGTAGTCTCGTGAGAATCCTATCCGGCCGGTTAACTTGTTCCTCGTCAGCCAGTAGTTCGCCTTGTTGGCAGCGCGGCCATTCGCCACGATCTTGTGTGTGCACCAGTCCTGCGTGTGCTTTTGCGATTTGCTAAACACCAGCCATTCAATGCCGTCTGCGTCCCGGCATGTTCCGACGTGCTCCCAGCCATCGTTCGGGCTAGGCACGTTGCCCGCGTATTTCCTACCCATTCCGTTGTTCCTCCATCTCAATCATCAGTAGCAGGTTCTACCTTAAAGGGTTTGCGCCAGCATGTCAACACAACAACTACCAACAGTCACGCTATGCGCAGGGAACAGTTACCGCCGCATCGGTAACCGGTAACTGGTAACTACCCCTTATATTAAAGGGGGTAGTTACCATTGTTACCGGAACGTACCGACGCCTTGCCCCCGGTAACAAATTACGTTTTGTTACGTTACAGTTACCAGTTACCGCTCGCCCTTACGAATCAGCATCGAGCTTGCCTGTGTCTCGTTGACAACTACCCATCCATGCTCAAACGGCTCGATGATCTCTGCCAGCAGCAGGTCAGCAATGGGCTTTCCGATTGCGCTCGGCTTGGTGTACTGCCTGGCCGAGGCCTCGCTGACGCCCAGTTTCTGGACCAAATAGTCGATCATGCCCGACCGGCTAAGGTAGGGTAGGCCGTTGCGCTCCTCGCATCCGGAGGCCCACCAGGCGTTTTCGAAGGTTTTGCGGTGGGCTTCGATCTTGCTTTCCTTCCTGGCGGTGGCTACGGCCTCGGCCTGGATGACGACGGCCGACGTAACCGGCTGGCCGTCCTCGTCGTACCAGCCTGGGATGGTGACCTGCTGCAGGTCGACGTAGATAGGCTGGGCCAGCTCGGCGTCCTTGGACTTGCGCTGCACGATCTGCATGGGCGCGCCGTCCTTGCCCGGCACGACGCTGATCTCGATGTCCAGCGCGCCGCGCCAGGCGCTAGAGCCGCGCGCCCGGTGCTGGGCTTCCTCGGACACCCCGGTGTGATGCACCAAAATCACGCTGCAGCCAAACTCGTTCATCAGGGCGTTGCAGGCGTCAAGCATGGTCTTGGCGTCCTTCGCGCTATTCTCGTCACCAGCCAGGAATCGATGCAGCGTGTCCACCACGATGAGCGACGGTCTCACCGGCAGGCCGCGCAGATGCCCCACGACCTGCGGATATCCGGTCGGCGTGTTGAGGTCGCAGCCGTCTTTTGACAGCCACATGGACAAGTGCCCGGCCTGGTGGTGGTGCTTCCAGGCCGCGATGCGTCCACGCAGGCCGTGGTGGCCTTCACCGGCCAGATAGACCACGTTGCCAGGCCTGACCCTGTGGCCACACCAGTCGCTCATGCCGCTAGCCATACGCAGACACCAGTCCAGCACCACAAAGGTCTTACCACCGCCAGACGGGCCGTGGACCATGATCAAGGCTTGGTCCTGTACCCAGTGCTTGACCAGCCAGGAGATCGGGGCTGGCTTGCCCGAGAAATCGTCGGCCGGAATCAGCCAATCGTCTGCCGGTGGCAGCAGCAAGCCCGCCAGATCGTGCCCAGACCTGGCGTAGTCGTTGGCATCCATGCCCTCGATCGGTGGTATGACCACGCGCGCGCCGTACTTGGCGCTGGCCTGCTCCGCGTACCGCTGGCCAACCCCAGATGCGTCGTTGTCGGCAACGATCACGATATCCTGCGTCGCGCCGTACATCTCGCGCAGGATGCCAGTGACCGGCACCAGGTTGCTGGCGCTGTACGCCACGACGCATGGGCGTCCGGTCGTCTCATGGATCGTCGCCGCCGTGGCAAATCCCTCCGCCACGTACAGCGTGCCGGGCTCGTCCATCGTGCCCAACACCCAGAACCTGCCGCCCGTCTGGCTGCCAGGGTGGTAAAGCTTGCTGCCGTCGTGGGCGATGTACTGCAGGCTTGAGAGGCTGCCGTCCTGGCCGTACAGGGGCACCACCAGGCGACCGTCGCCGGTCACGCGCGCCCCATGCGCGCCGATCCCCTTGCGCTGCAGGTAGGGGTGGTCGGGGCTGGCCGGCTGGGCCGACGCCCAGATTGTCTCAACGGTCGCCGCTGCCACCTCGCGGCGGCGCTCCATCTCGGCGTCGCGCAGCGCCTTGGCCTCTGCCATGCGCCGCACGTGGGCCATCTCCTCTGCCGGCGACAGTTGCCTACCGATGTCCGCGCGCCATGCCACATCCACGCCGGCGCGCCAGCAGCCAAATCGCCCTGCCGGAACGCCGTCTCCGAACGCCACGTACCAGCCTGCCTTGTCGGGACCGGATTTGCCATTGGTGCCAGACCGGAACCTGTGCAGCCTGCCATCGAGCTCCACGTGGTCCGGTGGTTCAAGGCCTGCCGCCCGAATGGCGTCGATCAGCTGCTCCTCCGGAGGGGCAACGCGCTTTTCTGGTGGTGGCGACCAGGGGCCGCCGAGGATTTTGGAGAGGTTAGTCATCGATCTGTTTCCTGTCTGCCTTCAGCGCACCTTCTGTCTTTACCTCCAGCTCGTACTGACGAGCCATCGGCGGGGATTCGCCCCATGTGTAGATCGTCTGAGGCCAGACGCCGAGCGCGTCGGCCAGCCTCTTCACGCTGCCGTAGTAGTCAATTGCTTCTTGGGTCTTCATCAGTTCCTCCGGGATGGTGTCAATTGGTATTGACATATTGACCGGAATCCGGCAAGGTGTCAACCACTGCGCGACCGGATTGGCCGAAGGCGCAGCAACATGAAGGAGGTACATGATGGCAATCAGTGTAAAAACCACTGGCAGCTTGGCTGCCAACGGGGTAAAGCTGCTCGTTTATGGGCAGGCAGGGGCAGGCAAGACTACCCTGATCAAAACCATGCCTGACCCGATCATCCTCTCGGCCGAGGGCGGGCTGTTGTCCATTAGGGACGCAAACCTGCCCTATATCGAGATCAGCGATCTCGATACGCTGAGGGAGGCGTACACCTGGCTGACCAGCGCAGACGAGGCCAAGGCTTACCAGTCGGTGGCATTGGACTCGATCAGCGAGATCGCCGAAGTGGTGCTAAACGCCGAGAAGAAGACCACCAAAGACCCACGCCAGGCCTATGGTGCCATGCAGGAGCAGATGGCAGACATCATCCGGGCCTTCCGCGACCTGCCCGGCAAGCACGTTTACTTCAGCGCCAAGCTGGAGAAAACCCAGGACGAGCTGGGCCGTGTGCTGTATGCACCCAGCATGCCTGGCAACAAAACCGGCCAGGCGTTGCCATACTTTTTCGACGAGGTGTTGGCGCTGCGCGTCGAAAAAGATGGCGAAGGCGTCACCCAGCGTGCGCTGATGTGCGACGGTGATGGCCTGTGGCTGGCGAAAGATCGCAGCGGGAAGCTTGACATGTGGGAAGCGCCGGACTTGGGCGCGATTATCGCCAAGATTCAGGGGGAGTAACGATGGCATTACCAGAAATACTAACCGACGACCTCAACGAACTGGCCGCCATGTGGCTGGCCGCCAAGGAGGCCGAGCGCCAAGCGATCGAGGACCGCCGCAGGATCGAGGACCGCATCAAGTCCCTGGTCGGTGTGGCAGAGAACCTGGAAGGCACCGAGACGGTGGATCCGGGCCAGTTCGCCATCAAGATCGTTGGCCGTATTGACCGCAAGGTCGACAGCGACAAGCTACAGGAAATCGCGGCCGAACACGGCCTCACCGAGCACCTCTCCAGCCTGTTCCGATGGAAGCCGGAAATCAACATGGCAGTCTGGAAGGCGGCCAACGAGTCAATCACCAAACCCCTGTCGGCGGCTATCACGGCCAAGCCCGGCCGCCCATCATTCACCATCATCCCAAAGGAGCAATAACATGGCATTCCTCGGACAGACTTTTGACGCGGATGAACTGCCCCAGGGCAACACCTACGAGCCGCTGCCCGCTGGCTGGTACACCGCCACCATCACGGCCGCTGAACTCAAGCCCACCAAGGA